CAGGCTGCGCTCAGGCTGCTTGCAGGCAAGGCCCCCCACAAAACTTATCCCATTATTTGCCTGGCGTGTCAACTGGGTGTATATACTGTTTGGCACGTACGAAATTCCCCCAGACTACACCACACAGCCCTGGAGACCCCGTGGACTTACCCGTATTCCAAGAGCACTCGACCTGTACCCGTTGCGCCCTGCACCAGACAGCCAAGTGCCCCGGCATGGCGACCCGGCCCAGCGATCTGACCCCGCCCCGGCCCACCAAGTCCCGCGCCCTGCTGGTGGTCGGCGAGGCCCCCGGCCGCAACGAGGACCTCAAGCGCATGTGCTTCGTGGGCCAGTCCGGTGGCTTTCTGCACCGGGTCTACCTGGGCCTGCTGCGCTTCCAGGATTACGCCGACATCTACCTCACGAACGCCTGTCGTTGCCGGCCGCCCCAGAACGTCACCCCCACGGGCGGCCAGATCAAAGCCTGCCGGCCCTACCTGTACGAGGATGTGGCCACCCTTCAAAAACTATATCCCGAGGTGATAATCCTTTGCACTGGGGCCGTTGCCGTCGAATCAGTCCTGGACATGGGGCTCACCGAATCCTTCGCCCGCCAAGGTGAGCTTCAGTACTGGGGTTGGGCCGGTACCGAGCACCTCAAGCCCTGCCCGGTCTTCAGCACCTACCACCCGATCAACCTGGCCTCCAAGCGCAACCCGTCCCGGATCGCCGCCATCCGTGACCACCTGCGGCTGCTGCACGCCCACCTGACGGGCCAGCCCCCCATCCCGGTGGACACCCCCGAGGTGGTCCTGTGCCCGCCCGTACCCCCCTACAAGTTCAAACACCTGGCTCTGGACATCGAGACCTACGGGGCGGCTCACGGCAACCCTCCGCAAACCTGCTTCCACCCGGTCAAGTCCGCCCACTACGACAAGCCCCGCCAGACCATCCTCACCGTGGCCCTGGCCTGGCGGGACCCCTCGAACAACATCCAGACGGCGGCCTTCAAGTTTCCCGACCCCGAACACCGCAACCGTTTGCTCGCCTTCCTGGGCAACCTGGGGGACGACGGAAGCCTGGACGGCATGAACATCAAGTATGATCTGCTCTACCTGCGGGACGCCGATCCCCGGTTCCGGCGTGCCCTGCACCCCGGCATCACCCTGGTGGATGTCTCTGTCCTCAACTACCTGCACAGCGAACAGCGGCCCGAGCGTTCCCTGAAATCCATCGCCCCCCTGCTGCGGATCGCCCAGTACGACACGGGCAAATCCCTCAAGCACCACCGCTACACCTCGGTGGATGACCCTGGCCTCCTCTCCTACAACGTGAAGGATGCCGTCGTCACCCTGCGGGCCGTCGAAGAGTTGGAGGCCCGTATCCGCCAGGACTACCCCGACTCGGCCAAGCTATCCGACTACAGCCGCTGGTGGTACAGCCGCCTCCTGTGGACCTGCATCCAGATGGAGGAGGACGGCCAAGCCTTCGACCAGGAAGCCCTGGATGCCCTGAACTTCAGCACCGTCCTGAAGGCCGCCCTGATCTGGTCCGAGTGCTACCATAAATACGGTCTCGTGTTGTCGGGGCCGGGATCGGACAAGGCCAAATCCGAGCTGTTCCTCCGCGCCGTCGAGGAGGCCGGCCTGGTGGGCGACCCCCGGCTGCAACTCACCGAGACAGAGAAGCGAATCAGCACCAACAAGAAGAACGCCACCCTCCTCCTGGAGAACCTGGACCCCGCTTCGCAGACCGCCCTGGTCCTTCGCAAGCAGCAGGAGTTCGAGGGCCTTCAGAAGCTCGTCACCAGCTACACCCGGCCCATGCTGTACGGCACCGCCAAGAACCCCGTCTCGTCCAGGCTGGTGCCCAATCCGATTCGGGGTCGGGGTGCCAACAAGGCCGCCCTGATCGCCTACCCCTCGTGGTTCCCGGTCCCGTCCCAGTTCGACTCGGGCACCCAGGGGGGCACTCTTCAGGGACGCATTACCGCCAAAGGCCCAGCCCTTCAGACCCTGCCCAAGCACACCGAGCTGGGTAAGAAGCTGCAAGCCTGCTTCACCAGCCGCTACGACCCCGGCTTCCTGATTTCCGTGGACCTGTCCCAGATCGAGCTGCGCATCATTGCCCTGCTCTCTGGTGATCCCCGCATGATGGAGGAGTACCAGCAGAACATCGACCGGCACACCCAGACCGCCCAGGAAATCCTGCGGCACCTGCTCGCGTTGATGGAGGCCCGTGGCCAGGACACCATCCTCCTGGGGGAGCAGCATTACACGGTGGCCGAGATGCAGGAGTTTCTGGCCTCATCCCGACCCCGAACCTACCCCCGGTTTGATCTGTTCCGCCAGGCCGGCAAGCACGCGAACTTCCTCATGGCCTACGGGGGGCAGGCCGCCAAGCTCCAGGCCACCATCAACGACAAGCTGCACGTCGTCGTCCCCCTGGAGGTCTGCGAGGCCCTGATCGAGTGGTCCAACAACCGCTATCCCGGCGTCACCGCCTACCAGGAGGAGCTCGTCGAGACTGCCAAGCGGACCGGCCGGATCGCCCTCCCGCTGACCGGCCAGTCCCGCATGTTCATCGGCAGCCGGAAAGCCGTGGACGAAACCTACCGGAACGAGATTGTCAATTTCCCCATTCAGACCACGGCGGCCAACGTCATGCTTGACATCCAGGCCAGCCTGCGTGCTGCCCTCAACCGACGACGCCGTAAAGTGTGTATCGGCCTGAATATATACGACGCCCTCTTCGTGGATGGGCCCATGAGCGAGTACGCCGGCACCATGCGGGCGATAGAGAAATGCTTCGGCCACTCAGAATACTATGAAAAACTGCAAAACCTTCTTGAACGCCGTGTGCCGTTGGGTTATGAGATAAATGTACTGGTTCGCGACTCGGTCCGGCCAGTGCTTCACGGGGAGCCTACAACATCTACGATTGCAGCATGATGCCAGGGGGGTTCCTGTGATGACCAAACATACTAGGGATGCTAGGGATGTTAGGGGTGCCAGGGGTGCGACCGGGGGGGACCGGGGGGTAAAGGGGTGGCTGATCGCCGCCCTGTCCGCCTTGGGGATTCCAGTGGGCGGCTGGGCGGCGGTTACCGCCTACGACTACATCACAGACACAAGGGCCTCCGTGATCGAACTGGCTGCCGGCTTGCAAGTCCACATCAACACGGACGCCGTGCGGTGGGACGAGCTGACCAAACGATTAGATCGTATCGAGGACGGACAGAAGGAGATCCGTTCCGATGTCAAAATCCTCTTGCAAGAGAAAGGAAGGTAGTACCGTGAACAAGCTGGTTTGTGCGGTTGTCCTGGCATGCGTGGGCCTTCTGGCGACTGGGTGTGCCCCCAATACGGAGCCGATTGAGCGGGCGGCCAACGCGGCAATAGACAAGGTGATAGCGCCTGTGGTGCAGAAGGCCGGCGAGGAGCTGACCTCGCGCACCGCGCAGTTCCAGGGCCAGGGGTCTCTCATCAATCCGGGGTACAAGATTTCTGGTTTTGGAATCCTCGGAACCGGAGTGGTCTACGACCTGACCATCAAGGCAGACGGCTTCTCGGCTAACGTGGCAGGCGCTACTCAACAAGATGCAGGCCAGCCGGCCACTGTCCAGCCGCCTGTGAACCGCCCGGCCACCCAGCCGGCCGCCATCCAGAAAGAGGAGGTGCCGGTCAAGCCGGTGAAGTCGCAGGTGATCTGCTCGAACGGCAGGTGCAAACTCAAGAAGTGATCCAGGGCTAAGCCTGAGCTAAGCCTAAGCTAAGCCTAAGCCCAAGCCTAAGCCTAAGCCTGCGGGTAGTCAGAGGGGAGCCCAAGTCGTGGATGTTGGGGGGGACATCCAAGGGGACACCCAAGGGGACACCCAAGGGGACATCCGGGGGGAGGGGATAGGAGGGGAGAGAGTTTTTCGGGGTCGGGAACTGGGGCGACGGAGGGCAAGTCCTGAAGTCGCCCCGTTCCTTATCTAAGCTGAAGGGCTGAAAGGGAGCACGAATGAAACCCGTCAAGTGGCTGGCGTATTCATGCCTGCATGCACCTCTCACAGACATGGCCGCCTTCAACTGGATGATCGGCCAGGTCGAAACCCACAAGCCGGACGTGATCGTGGACCTGGGGGATTCAATCGAGGCGATGGCCGCGTCCAAATTCAAGGATAGCCACGAGGCCGAATGGACCCTCCGGCACGAGTACGACACCCACTGCAAACTCAAGCAGGCCGTTCGTGAGGCCGCCCCCAAAGGCTGCCGGCTGGTCTACCTGCCCGGCAACCACGAGGACAACATCATGCGTCCCGGCCGCCTGGACAAGGCTGTCCGGGACGTGTGCAACTGGGCCGATCCCAGGAACCAGCCCGAGCTGGCTCACTGGCGCATCGCCGCCCAGTACAAATACTGTCGCGTCCAGGGCTGCTTCCGCATCGGCCAGGTCTGCTTTGCCCACGGCTACGAGCACAGTAGCAGCGGCGACGAGAACCAGGCCCTCTACCTGGGCAACGAGTACGGCCTGACCGTCCTGGGGCACACGCACCGCCCCACCCCCGCCATCATGCAGTGCCGCAAGGGCGTGGGCGTGCCGCTTCGCTACTACTATGCCAACGCCGGCACCCTGCGACAGATGGACGCCGACTACATGTCCCGCAAGCGCAAAGCCCTGTGGGGCCAGGCGGTCGTGGTGGGCGAGGCCCTGCCCGTGAAGTCCCCCCGCATGACCCGCTGCTGGTCCGCCCACGTAGAACTCTTCCGTATGTACGACGACAGCTTTGAACGCTGTTCAGAAAGGATGGCAAGCTGATGAAAGACTTACTTCAGTTGGTTGCGGTTCTCGTGCTGCTGTATGCGGGGATGGCTGTCGTCCTGGTGGCAGTATCCGGCTGCGTAGAGCGTGAAGCCGTGCGCATAGCACCCGGGGTGGAAGCCAGGGTCCAGCCAATTATGGTGAACCCGGAGGCGAAGGCTCGGGTGGAGGCGGAAGCTAAGGCCCAGGTCGCGGAGTTCGAGGCGTCCTATAGGCGGGAGCAGGACACCAGGAACACCAACGTGCAGAGTGGTACGGGTAACACCCAGAACTCCAGCGTGGATCAGTCGGAGCGGCCCGTGGACAAGAACCTGCTGTGGGTGCTGCTGGCGGTCAGCACGATGGGAAGCTATCCGGTGTACCGTCTATTCGAGCTGGTGGAATCAGTACTCGCGCGCGCACCCGCACGCGCGCGCGCCGGCGCGCGCAGGTAAGGCGGTCGGCCCGGCGGTCGGCCCGGCGGTCGGCCCAGCCGCCGACCCGGCGGTCGGCCCGGCGGGTTCTGACAGCCTCTAAAAAAAATTGTAGAAAAATCGCCGAAAATATTTGCCCGGCGGCCGGACTTGGTGTATATAGTCTGTTGGCAGCACATACACACACACAAACGCCCGCACACACGGGCAAAATCCCGCCAGGAAATCCAGTCGTCGGGAACTACGCTACCCCTACGGTCATGCTTTGTTTGGTTTGTTCGGTTCGCACCAATGTTCGTGTGAATGTTGGTACGAGCCTTGGAATCCTTTTGCCTGACGAGGAGATACTATGAGTACCCCGAAACCCCCCGACCCCGACACGAAGAGGCGGAAGGCCGCCCGCAAGGAGCAGGGGCTGTTCAATCGCTGGATAGTAGCCGGCTACCCCTGGTTCTTCCCGGACGAGGAGGCCAAACGCAAACTCCAGCTCGTCGCCGCCGACGAGATCACCGCCGAGCTGGCCATCATCAAGACCGGCCTGGCGGACGCCGCCGACTGCCTGGGGGACCAGGGCTGCTTTGTGATGGCCAAGGAGCTGAAGGAGTGCATCGAACGGCTGGACAAGATCGGCCCCGCCATCGTGGAGGACTACAGCACCCTCATCACGATGGCCAAGGTGTGGAAATTGGGCGGGGAGTATCCCGACCCCGACCCCATCCGCCCCGGTCTCCAGTCGACGGTGGACGGCTCCCGCCAGCAGGAACTCTCCGACTTCATCACCAACATGTTGCAGGAGCTGCAGTGCTTCGTGTTCCAGTCACCACCCGACACCAACCAGGAGGACAAGTGATGCCAACCGCGTGTGAATCCGTACCGGCCGATGTGGAACGTGGCGTGTTCGTGGTGCTCGAGGGCATGCCCTGTGCGGGTAAGACCACCCACCTGTTCTCGACGGGGTTGGCCCTGCACGAGCTGACCGGCCGGGTGCCGCGAACCACCGCGGACCCCTACGGTGCACCCCAGCACACCCTGTCTGCCTGGGCCGTCCGTGAAGCCCGGCGCTTGCCTTCCGAGGAGCCCGCCATATGCGAGTGCGGTGACTGCCAGGAGTGCTTGGAGGACTCGAGGCCGTTGTTCGCCCCTCCCCTGGACACGGGCATGGCCTACATCGCCAACCGCGTCCACCTGTCCGAGAAGATCGACGCCTGGCTTGCCGCAGGCCATGACGTGGTCTGCGACCGCTGGGCGCACAGCACGCTGGCCTTCCAGGGCAAGGACGATCCGCACCTGGCAGCCATGCTGGGAGCGGTTTCGATGGACACCCTGGTGGTGATGCCCGACCTGACCCTCGTGCTGGACCTGCCCTTCCAGGAGTTCACCCGTCGCCTGAGCATGCGGGAGGCCGCTACCGGCACCCACCGTCTCGTGGATCGAATCACTCAGGCGGACTACGACAAGATCCGCCGCCGCTACTACGAGATGGCTCACCTGGCGTTCGATCACGACTGGGTGGATGACACCTACGAAGACCTGGAGCGGGGCATCTGCGTCATCAATGCCGCCCGCCCCGCCGAGGAGGTGTTCGCTTCCATCAAGAACACCCTCTCCAAGTTCTTCAAGGCCACCCGGGATAACGTCCGCCTGCCTTGCGTCGGAAGCATCACGTGATGGCATCTTTTGAGTGAGATGAGGTGATGATATGAAGACCCCAGTAACAGTTCGGATATTCGACATCGTGGGAGGACCACTCTGCGTATCCGCTGATGACGGCCAGCGCGTCTACGACAAGATCGTCCCGCTCCTGCGCGACGGAACGCCGGTTGTGCTTTCGTTCGAGCAGATCGAGACGTTGATCCCCGCCTTCCTTAACGCAGCCATCGGGCAGCTCTACGGGGAGTTCCCCGAAGAACGCATCCGTGAGCTGGTCTCCGTCCGCGGCATGGACGAGGAAGACCAGGCGGTGCTGAATCGCGTCGTGGACAACGCCAAGACCTACTTCAAGGCCCCCAAGGAGATCGACCAGGCGTGGAAGGAGGAGGTGGGCGATGAAGAATAACGCACACGATCTCGCCGTCTACGTCTACGCCTGCGTCTTCAAGGTTGAGGAGTGGGAGCTGGATGTTCCCCGTCAGGAGTAATGAGCATGGCCCGCAACGTGGTAGTCGAAGTGGATTGTCGAGAGCAGAATCCGGTGTCCTTTCCGGCCACCCTGGTGTGGACGCCCAAGCGGGGCTCCCGCGAGGTGGTCCGCATCAAGACGGTCTCCAAGCGGCTGCCCTACGGGGACTACCGCCTGGCCCAGTACCCCAAGTGCTGCGTGGTGGAACGCAAGGCCGGGGTGGACGAGCTGGCCGCCAACCTGCTCAGCCGTAACGACCGGGTCCGCTTCAGCCACGCCTGGGCCAAGTTCAGCACGGGCTGCGATTACCCCGTGCTCCTGCTGGACAGCTCGCTGCACCAGACTGGCTCCTTCAAGTACGACGGGGGCAACCGCGTGGCCACCCCCGAAGATGCCATGAGTGCCTTCTGGCGGCTGGTCGTGGACTGTCCCCGCCTGACCGTCATCTGGGCCGGGACTCACCGCGTTCCCAAGCGGCGCACCCAGCTCGGGGCGGAACTCGTCCGCCTCATGCTGGCCTGCGCAGAGAGGGGCGCATCGTGACCAAGCATTGTTTCAGATCGGAGATGGAAGCATCTCTTGCCACATCGGGTCGGAGATGGAAGCATCTCTTACCACAGGAGACCAAGCATGTTGCCTAACGAAGAAAGCATTTTAGCCGAGGCGATGAAGCTGACCTCGGGGGATCGGAATAAAGCCTATGGAGAACCCCTCGACGATTATGGCAAAACCGTGGCCGCCTTCAACGCCCTGACCGGGCACAACCTGACCGTGGAGCAAGGCGTTCTCTTCATGGTCCTGGTGAAACTGTCCCGTGAGCAGCACAGGCCCCACCGGGACAACCGCGTGGACGCCGCCGGCTACATCCGCTGCCTGGACGAAGTCATCCAGGAGAAGGCCCGCCGATTCGGCCACCCGTCCCCGGAGGAGGAAGATCGCTTCGTGGACGAGCAGGACCCACAGGACTCCATCCGCCCGGCAAATCCAACATGGCAATGCTGTGATTGCAGGCTTTGCTTTGGGCCTCAGCAGACCCCCCATCTCGACCTCCAGAAGGGCGCGGTCTGCGCGTCCTGCTGGCTGCGGCGAAACACCACCCTTAACCCGGAGGTGGCCCGTGCCTGACCAAGTACTCCTCACTGATGAGCAGGTCAATTGGCTTGTCGCTCTTGTTCGAGCTGCGGAGGACACCGTGCGTAACGCTTCCTTGCCTGAGGAGGGGAGTGGCGATGAGGTGTGCTCGGTTCGACTTAAAGACTTGGAGTGCCTCAGCGCGTTGGTGTGCCTCCCCACTGTTCAGAAGGTGTGGCCTCTTCCCCCGCAGGAGGTGAACAATGGCTAATCCTGTTGCTGTCGCAGATCCCGCGTTCAGGCCCCGGCACAAGAAGGGCAGGCCCCGCAAGGAGGAGGGCAAACTCCAAGTCAAGGGCAACCCCATCCTGCACTGGGATCACGAGTCCCTGGAGCTGCGGGGTATCACCGAGGCCCGGGAGGGAGCCACCGTCTATCAGATGAAGGAGCGTCTGCACGGCCCCTTCTGGAAGAACGCCAACCTGGTGGTCGCCCAGCCGCCCATCAGGAGCAGCGCCTGGAAGACCTGCCGGGAGTGCCCCCGCAAGTTCATGTTCAAGGAGCGGCTCGGCCTCCAGGTGGCCGGCTACGAGCCCGCCCTGTTTACGGGCGATATGTTCCACCAGCTTATGGCCGCCATCTACAAGGGTGGCAGCCTGGACGACCTGGGCCGCATCCTGGCCCACCTCGTGAGGGAGCAGGTGGAGACCCTGGGCGAGCTGACTGACACCGGCACGGGCCTCCTCCCGAATGGGCGCACGTTCACGGAGCAGGCCGCCACCGTGGAGCAGGATGCCAAGCTGGCCCATGCGATGGTCCTGGCGTTCTTCGAGTTCTATCCCCTGGAGACCCTGCTCAAAACCTACAAGATCGTGGAGGTCGAGCGGGAGTACGCCATCAAGGTGCCCGGACTCACGGTGCCCCTCGTGATCCAGGTGGACCTGCTGCTCAAGAACCTGCGAACCAACGAATATTGGATCGTGGATCACAAGACCACCAGCCTGAGCCCCAAGGTCCGAAGCGAGACCATGCCCTTCGAGTTCCAGCCTCGCCTCTACAAGTGGGTATGGGCCTCCTACATGGACGCCGAGACCCCCGAGGACGAGCCCCCCGTGAAGCTGGGCGGCACCATGCACAACATCGTCCGCAAGCCCACCATCCGCTTCTGTGCCAAGGACGCCGACTTCGACGCCTACGTGCAGCGGGTCCGCGAATGGTATCAGGAGCAGGCCCTCAAGGACCCCAATGACCCTCCCATCCTCCAGAGCGTGGTCCGTCATACTGGCCCCGTGCTGGACGAAGAACTCCTGGTGCAGGTCCACCAACTGAATCGCTACAGCACGGCCGACCTGGACCTGTGCCGCTTCTATCGTGATGACTCGGGCTGCTTCAAATTCGGCCGCAAGCCCTGCCCCTACCTGCCACTGTGCCGGTCGGAGCACCGCTTCCAGGAGTGGCCTCAGATGATACAGACCTCTTACGTGCAATCTTTCCGTCCCTTTAACAGTGAAGAGGAGTGACCCCATGCGAACCGTGAACCGAATGTCCCCACGCAACTCAAACACACCTCCCAGCGGGAACGGACGCACTACACCGTCCGTTCAGCCTTCGGTCGAGCAGGGGCCGGACCTTGCCAACCCGGCCCCCGCTCCCGAGGCCCCCACCCAGGAGGTGTCCCAGGAGGTGTCCCAGGAGGCCCCCCAGACCCTGGTCAGCCCGTTCAGGCCCAAGCCGCTCAAGGCCGCCTTCCAGGGCTTGTCCGTGTCCTACGGCTACAACCCCCGGCTGCCGGAGCGTGCCCGCATCTACCTGCTGGGCCTCCGCAAGCAGTTCAAGTCCTCGTTTGCGGCCTCCAACCCGGACGCCTGCATCCTGGACTTCGAGGGCGGGGCCAATGCCGTCATGGCTCCCCGTGCTTACGTGTGCAACCTGTCGGCCACCGCCACCGCCGAGCCGGGCACCCCGGCCTACGAAGCGGAGCGGGCCTGGCTCAAGATGCCCGTCCTCGAACGCTACGCCAAGATCAAGGCCCAGCTCATCGCCGATGCTTCCACCAAGGACCCCCAGTTCAAGACCATCGGGTTCGACTCCATCGACATGTTCATTGAACTGCTCATCACGGACTTCTGCCGGGAGGTCGGGGTCGAGCACATCGGCGACTATAAGAGCCGCGGCGCAGGGTATAACCGTGTCCTGGAGCGGCTCATGCGGGAGCTTCAGGACTTCGAGGAGGCCGGCTACGGGCTTATCATCGTGGCCCACCTGGGCGAGAAGACCCTGAACAACGGCGACGACTCCCAGCTCATCATCCGTCCCCGTATCAGCGACTCCTTCCACAAGGGCCTGCTGATGAAGGTGGACCAAATATTGCAGATCAGCCTGACCTCCATCAGCGTGCCGGCCAAGGTCGCCAAAACCTTCAACGGCAAGACCATCATGGTGGACGACAAGGAGAACCGCGTCACCAAAACCGAGGTCCTCCTGCGATCCATCCCCTCCCCCGAGAACCCCGAGCGGGGCTGCCGGGTCCAAATCCCAGACAAACTCCAGTTGCCCCTGGCCGACGCTTGGCAGACCTACGCCCGTGCCTACCGAGCCGAAGTCCGCCGGGTCCGTGCCTCCCTGGGCCAGGACCCCAACGTCGCCCCCTGGGCGGAGGAGGAGTCCGCATGACATCCGACAAGAAACCCCGCTGCCGACACTGCGTGAAGTTGCCTACGGACTGTCTCGGGTTCCTGAATCCACACAGGAACGGCCGCAAAAGCTGCCACACCGAGCAGGACGCCGTACAAGGCACCATCTCGGGGGACGAACTGGACTTCATCCTGGCCTGGGACGCAGCGGAACGCCAGGTGGGACGCCGCCTCCGCAAGACCGAGGTGCTCCAGATTTTCCGCAGCCTGGGCTACGTGTCACAGGCCGACGCCTCCGACCGCTACGAAGCCGGTTACGACGACGGCTACAACGCCGGACTCGCCGACCGAGAAGTGCGAGGTGTCGCCTGAAGTGTAGTGAAGTGAAGTGAAGCGAGGTGAAGTGAAGTGCAGTGAAGTGAAGAAAGTGAGGTGAAGTGAGTGAGATGAAGTGAGTGAAGTGAAGTGCAGTGAATGAGTGTGAACCCCCGGCGTTCGGGGGACAGAAATAGTGGGGTTGTGTAGACCCAACTGTCAATTTATGAGAGGATTTTTTAAGAGGAGACATGCAGATGTCCGAGCAAGTCAGTGATGCCATGTTCGAGCAGCTTGTGGCCGCCTGTCAGGAAGCCTACGAGAAGGTGTCCACCGACCGGCGCTGGATGCCCGATCCGGGCGAGTACGATTGCATCTTCAAAGACCTCAAGACCGGGGTGGCCGAGACCAAGGACGCGGCCAAAACCAAGTACCTGTACCTGGTGCCCGTCTTCGAGATTGCCGAGGGCCAGTTGGCCGGCGAGACCTTCGAGGGCGAGTTCTACAGCAACCGGGATACCCGCGCCTTCGGCCGCCTCAAGGGCTTCATCGAGACCATGATCGGCGAGCCCTCCACCGTTCTGCGGGATGACCTGGAGACGGTCAAGGGCATGACCGGCCGGGCAATGGTCAGGGTGGTGGTCAAGAACCGCCAGTACAAGGACAAGAACACCAACGAAATCAAGACCGCCACCAACGTGTACGTGAACGAAGTCTACGCCGACGCCGGCTAAACCCGGCGCACGGCTGGCCCAAAAGGGGAACCATCCAGTGTGTAACGAACAACCGATGTCCCCCGAGGAGACCAAGGACCGCAAAATCCAGCAGGACAAGGGCTGGCGGGCTCGGCTCGATGCCATCCTGCAGGATTTGAAGTATTGGACCCGCTGGGGACCCGGCTGTCGTATCAGCCGCGAGCGGTGCTTGGCTATCACCAAAATCGAAGAGGCCATCATGTGGCTGGATATGGACCTGAAGGAAATCAACAACGGGGTGACGTGCCACCCCGAGGGGCGCAACCCTGGGTCCGACGTGGTCCATCCGGTCGCTGACGGCCTGAAGAGATAGTGGAGGCCCGTGCAGGGGCGGGCCGAAGGTACAACCGGACGCCCGCCCCCACAACATTCACCAAGTCGCAGACGTAGTCAGTGAACTGGAGGTGATTGGTCTCAGATTCTGCGACGGGGACCCAGTAGCTCAGTCGGTAGAGTGGTGCTCACTCTTGGCATTCTTGGGCAGCGTGAGCACAGGTCGCGGGTTCGAGTCCCGCCTGGGTCCTTTTGCTGGCCGGGGCAAGACCGGCC